ATGTTTGTTGATAGTCTAAATAGTGATGAACTTAAAAGTTTAAAAACAATGATGTCAACACATTTTGGTATTGAAGTTCAACCCAAACGTGATGAAGGACATATTGCTTTAACATTATCACATACCAACAATATTTTTGATAAAGAAACTAATTTAGCTGATTTAGGCGTTGGTTATTCTCAGATATTACCTTTTATTATTCAATTATGGGCTGCTACAGAAAGAAAAAATAGAGGAAATAGAAAAATCTCAAATTTTTGGAATATAAGGCATACCGGAAAGTGTTTTATTATTGAACAACCTGAATTACACTTACATCCAGCTTATCAAGCTAAAATTGCAGATGTTATTTCAATTGTTTCAAATAAAAATATTGATAATTTTAATATTATTATGGAGACTCATAGTCCTCACTTAATTTATAGATTTGGTGAGTTAATTGATGAAGGCATTTTATCTCCAGATAATATTCAAGTTCTAATATTCAATGAGAAAGATGGATATAGTGAAGTTGATACTGCTTATTTTGATGATGAAGGTGTACTTAGAAATTGGCCTGCTGGTTTTTTTCAATCATTATAAGAGTAGATGGATTTATGTATATTTATTTACATGATGATTTGGAGTTTTTAGATTTGAAAAATGCTCCAGAGTTGGTTGATAAATTAAGTTTATTGATAAGTTCAGCTGCACATGGATGTAATTTATTGGATGCCAAAAAAAAGACCTTTAAATCCTTAATTCAAAGTGGATGTTTATCAGCTACGGATATTACTCGTCTCGAACAAATACAGAGGTTTAATTATGAATATAAAGATTTTTTTGATAGTTTAAATTATAAGATTGTTATTAATATAAACTCTTCATCAGTTTATAAAGATGAAGAAAAAGATATATGGTATTTTCCTTTGGAAAAAATTGAGTATGGTTTTCTATGTACTGTTGAGTTACTAGCTGAAGATATTAATGATGGAGAGCTTCTGTTATATGCGGTTGAGCATTATATAAAATTAAATGATCTTAGAAAATTGAAATTCAAGATAACACCTCGTAATGGCGGTGGAGCTAACATCGCTAAAAATTTCCAAAGATTTTTAGAAGACCAATCTAATTTTGTTGTAGCATTTTGTGATAGTGATAAATTTTCACCTGAAGCACATTTTAGTCAAGTCACTCAAGAATGTCATAATTTAGCCAATCAAAATAATAGTTTTGGTTGTTTTATGTATACAGAAGGCAGGGAAATTGAAAATGATATTCCTTTAGTATTTATTGAGGAAGGTCATCTTGATCATCCATTAGTCTTAAAAAATATAAATGAAGTCTTTAATTTAAAGGAAAAATTAAAATCACCATTTTTTAAATATATTGATCTAAAAGAGGGTTTGAAACCAGAGTGGATTTTATCTTTAGGTAATGGATCAAAATGTAAGATTTTTTGGGAAATGGTTATTGATGAGCTTAACGCACTTGGAACAGAATTTATTACTGAAAATAAAAGTGAAGCAAGAGCCAATCAAGAGCTGATAATTTCTCAAATCTGTTCTTCTATGGCCAGTAACGTATTGGCTTGGTTAAAACATCAAACAAGAAACCACCCAAAGTCCCCTCATCTGCAACTTACAAGTGGAGATGATGTTGTTATTTGGCTAAACCACGGTAAAAATTTATTCGAATTAGGATGTGCAATGCCAAAAATTAGATTATGAACGATTTTTTATTTTTTAAAAAAACACATTAAAATGCTTTTATAAGTTTATATTTAAATTAAAAAGGAACCATTTTATGAAAAAAGTGATATTAACAATTGTACTAGCATTGGGAGTAATTTCTGCTGCAGAGGCTAAATGGCAGGGGCGTGAACCATGTTCAGGAAAGAAAGGTGGAATTAAACACTGCACAGCAGATGGAAAATTTATGTGTAACAACGGCACAATAAGTGCTTCAAAAAAAGTGTGCAAAAAATAATAGAAGGCGCAAAATGCGCCTTTTT